GGGATAATGGGGCCTAGTGATTACGGGGGTTTAGGCGATCGACTCCAGGGGCGGGGGGCTGAATTTAGTTGGATAGCCCCACCAATATCCGGCTCAATTTCCCTAAACTCTATCGCGATATTCCGGGATATTCGATTTAGAGAAACTTTATTGTGGTTCGGTTGCTTGACTGGGCCGGACTCGTCGTGTACCGCGCGAGGTGAGCGCGTACCTTCAGCCACGCTTGACTTTCGTGCGACTCCATGAGTCACTCTGCGCGCCCACCAGGAGAGGGCACCGCGTGAGCTTGTTTCGGAAGACCTCAGTTCAAGGGGAAGTGCTCGTCGAGCGCGACGCCAAGGGCACCATCACGAAACGCGCCGCGCCCGTGCCCAACGTCCCCGCGAAGGTGAGCCACCGCGCTCAACTCCGCAAGCTCACCGAGGGCGGACTCGAACAAGCCGCAACCCTGCGCAACATCGCCAACGGCATGCCGTGGCGTGCGGAGCTGCCGGATGGATCGTACACGGACTGGATTGTGCCCACGACCGCGGAGCGCCTTCAGGCCGCTTCGACTCTGTACGAGCACCTGCGCGGGAAGGCCGTCGCGGCGACGGAGATGATCAAGGTCGAGAAGGAGAGCGAAGACTTGGACCAACTCTCTGCGTTCACCGACGAGCAGATCGACCGCTTCCTCGAACGCGCCGAACGCGGGGAGCCCCTCACGCTCGCGGAAGGGGAAGAAGAGTGACCACCCCGCTTCTGCGCGAGGCCACGAAGGCCGACCTCCGCTTCGTTCACTCGTCCTGGCACACGAGCTTCTGGAACACCTGGGCGAAGAAGCACGTCCCGCTCGCAATCTACGCGGAGTACATGGACGAGTACATCGACTCCATCACCCCGTTCACGAAGGTGCTCGTCGCCTACTTCCCCGAGGTGCCGGACGAGGTGTTGGGGTGGGCGTGCATCAGCGAGAAGGAGACGCGCGAGCACGTCTACTACTGCTACGTCAAGAGCACGTACCGTCGCATGGGCATCGGTCGCGGGCTCGTCGAAGGCAGAGCGAAGTTCTACACGCAGTACACCGACTCTCACGGGCGTCAGTTCGCTCGCGCGGTCGGCTTGCAGTTCAACCCGTTTCTCTGAGGCAACATGACCATCAAGCTCGTCAACGTGCAGTTCGTGAACATCGTCTCCTTCGGTGGGCAGTTGCAAAGCCTCTCCGTCAACCCCTCGGGTGAGCGCCCCGGCGAGAAGCCCAACGAGATCTCGTTCGACCCGGAGAGCAGCCTCGTCGAGATCAAGCGTGTGGTCAACGGAGTCCCGAAGACCAAGTACATTCCCCTGAGCAACGTCGCCTCGTTCGAGCCCGCGCCCGTCGAGGCCAAGAAGGTCGAGGTGAAGAAGTGAGCAACCTCATCATCAAGCCAGAGATCAGCGAGGCGGCAGAGAAGGCGAAGCGGAACGCGCATCAGCACGAGCGTCGCCGCATCGCGCTCGCGATTCTTCCATCGGTCATCACCATGCCCGATCTGCAAGAGTCTGACGTGGCGGTGGCACTGGATTACGCAGACGAGTTGCTCAAAGCCACGAAGACCGAGGACTGATGACCCTCGACCCTCGGAAGCTCAAAGAGGAGAAGCTGCGCCGCGAGCTTGCGAAGGCTCGTGCGCGCACCGTCTCGTCTTCCATCCGAGGGGAGTTGTTCGACAAGCAGCTCGACTTCATCGACGACCCCAGCCGCAACAAAGCCGCGCTCTGCACTCGACGCGCAGGCAAGACGAGCATGTGGGCGCGGTACTGCACGATGGTCGCGCTGGAGAACGCAGGCTCGCTCATCCGCATCTGGGCCATCAACCGTCTGCGCGCCAAGCAGTTGCTCTGGCAGGAGTTCATCCACGTCTGCGCGCGGCATAAGATTCCAATCAAGACCCACGAGACGGAACTGACCATCCGCTTCGAGAACGGCAGCGAGATTCGCCTGCTGGGCGCGGACAAGGACAAGGAGGCCCAGAAGAAGCGCGGCGACAAGACGCGCATGGAGGTCATCCTGGAGAGCCAACTCTTCGGGCCTTTCCTCAAGACGCTCGTGGAAGACGTGGCCGAGCCGTGCCTCTTCGACTTGCAGGGCACGATGTGCATGGAGGGAACGCCTGGACCCGTACCCACGGGGTACTGGTACTGGATTACGGGCGGTGACGACAAGCCGGTGGGCCAGTGGCTCTCCAAGGGCATGCTCGTCTCGACGGGGCGCACCAACGAGTTGGGCGAGAGCGAGAAGGAACTCATCGGCGCGGGCTGGTCCTGCCACCGCTGGAGCGTGCTCGACAACCCCCACCTCCCTCACGCCGCGGCGGAACTCGCGGCCATTCGCAAGAAGCGGCACTGGACCATCGACTCTCCTACCTACGTGCGCGAGTACCGAGGGCAGTGGGTGAAGGACGATGGCGTCCTCTTCTACAAGTACAACTCGGGTCGCAACGACTACTCGCTCATGGAAGTGCAGCCGTGGGGTGACGGGTGGAAGCACGTACTCGGGTGGGACTTGGGCTCGCGTGACGACATGGCCCTCATCGCGTGGGGGTGGCACCCGACGCGCCGCGAGTTGTACCACGCCGCGGAGTGGAAGAAGCCGCAGGCCAGCGCGGAAGAGGTCATCGCGCAGATCGAGAAGTGGGAGTCGATGGGCTTCAACTTCATCGCGAAGGTGGCCGACACGGGCGGCGGCGGTTTGATGTACGTCGAGCAGGTGATGCGCCGCACGAGCCACGTCTTCGAGGCCGCGAAGAAGTCGGAGAAGCTAGAGCATGTGCGGCTGATGAACGACGACTTCCTCTCCGCGCGCCTGCGCGTGCAGCAGGGCAGCGAGTACGCGGGAGAGTTGAGCGCGCTGCCGAAGGACCCCGATTGGGACCCCGACAGCGGCAAGCCGCCTGCGGAAGACCCACGCTTCCCCAACCATCTGACGGACGCCGCGCTCTATAGCTGGCGTCACGCGCTCAACTTCATCGACTTCGAGTTGCCTCTCGTACCGCTCACCGCAGAGGAACTCGCGGAGCAGCGCGACGAGCAAGAACTCAGCAGAATGGATCCCGACCGAGACTGGTGGGAAGGAGAGACGACCGATGACTCTTGACGAGGCAGTGAAGAAGTGCCGCGAACTCGGCATCACCAAGTTTCGTGGTGATACCACCACTGGACCTGTCGAGTTTGAGCTGGGTCCAGCGCCCGCGCCCGCAGCACAAGTCGAAGAGGAATTCAAGGTCCCGGAGGTTGACAACCCCGTGCAATCCGTGAAGTCTGCTCCGAAGCGCGGAAAAGATGGCCTGACCGCCGCAGAGCAACTCGAAATCTACGGCGTCGTCATCGACGCGGAGGAGTAATTCAATGGCGATGGATTACCGCGACGCGAAGTCCTACAAGTCGAAGCCCGAGGCCCGCCTCATCCGCAGCGGCGCATTGCAGCCGCGCTGGTGGCAGTTGCCCGACGAGGAGGTCGCGACCGCGGTGATGGACGTGGGTGGCTCGCTGGAGATGCAGGGCGAGGACCGCCTCCAGTCCATGATCCGCTTCGCGCGCCTGTACGAGAACTGCGAAATCGACTCGCTCTCCGGTCGCGACTACAGCGCGGCGCTCGTTCGGCAGATGCTCACCGGCAGCTCGCTCATGTCGCTCAACGTCGGCGCGACGTGCCTCGACACCATCACCGCGAAGGTGACCAAGAATCGCCCGCGTCCGACCTTCCTCACCAGCGGTGCTGGGCCAGGCGCGTGGGACATGCAGATCAAGGCGCGCAACCTCGACAAGTGGTGCCGAGGGTACTTCTACCAGACCAAGGTCTACCAGAAGTCGCGGCAGGTCTTCGTGGACGGGTGCGAGTTCGGCACCGGGTTCATGCAGGTCTACGAGTGCGACGGGAAGCTGGAGTGCGAGCGCGTCAAGCCGGATGAGATCTTCGTGGACGATCTCGACGGGCAGGACGGGTGCCCGCGCCAACTCCTGCGCCGCAAGTTCGTCTCGCGCGAGGTGTTGACCGCGCTGTTCCCCGAGCACGCCGAGAAGATTGCCGAGGCGGGCAAGCAGGAGCGCATCGAGTCCGAGGTGAACGCGAGCCCCGAGGTCATCGAGAACACGCTGGAGGTGTGGGAGGCGTGGCACCTGCCCAGCGGCGGTAAGGCGAAGGACGGAAAGCACGTCATCGCCATCGACGGGTGCGTGCTGTTCAGCGAGCAGTGGAAGATCGACAAGTTCCCGTTCGTCATGTACCGCTTCAAGAAGCGCACGACAGGCTTCTGGGGCAAAGGCGTCATCGAGACGGTTCAGCCGATTCAGGTCGCGCTCAACCGCGTCATCCGTAGCATCGACATGCAGATCCGCCGCAAGGGCAAGGGCAGGACCTACGTTCAGGTCGGCAGCAAGGTCAACCCGCAGCACATGACCAACGCGGACGGCGGCGACATCGTGTACTACGTGGGCCAGCCGCCCATCGTGGACAACCAGAACGCCATCTCGCCCGAGGAGTTCGCCTACGTGGACCGCCTCTACCAGAAGGCGTTTCAGGAGGTAGGCATCAGCGAACTCTCCGCGAGCGCGAAGAAGCCATCGGGCCTCGACGCCGCGGTGGCGCTCCGCGAGTACAACGACATCGAGTCCGAGCGGTTCGCTCCCCAGCACCAGGACTGGGAGCAGTTCTTCATGGACTTCGCGGAACTCTCCATCGACCTCATCACCGAGCAGTACGGGTGGCGCGGGTACAAGGTCCTCGTCCCCGGTCGCCGCGACCTGATGGAAGTGGACTGGTCGTCGGTCAACCTTGACCGCGACGCGTACATCATGCAGATGTTCCCGACCAGCTCGTTGCCGCAGACGCCGAGCGCCCGCTACCAGAAGGTCAAGGAGATGATGGGCGACGGGTTCATCGACAAGGCGGTCGCCCAGCGGTTGCTGGAGTTCCCCGACATCGAGGCCGAGTCGAACTTGGGGAACGCGATGCTCGACGACGTGGACGCGACCATTTCGCACATCCTCGACGACGAGGAGCCGAACCTTCGCCCGCTGGAGGTCTACCAGAACCTCGACAAGATCATCGAGCGCGCGAACGCCGCGTACCTCTACGCGCGCAACCGGAACTGCCCCGAGGACCGCCTCAAGCTCCTGCGGAACCTCATCGACAACGCCACCGCGCAGAAGTCCGCGATGATGGCCCCGCCCGCCGCGCCGATGGGCATGGGCGCGGGCACCCCGCCTCCGATGCCGGGAGCGGGTCTGTCGATGGCACCGCCTCCGATGGCCGGTGGTCCGCAGATCACCAACACGCTGAACGTGCCGCCTCCGATTTTGCCCGCAGTTCCACCCGTGGTCGGAGGTTGATCAATGGACAGCAACATGAAGCAGGTTCTTCTTCATGAAGAGAACGAGGAGTTGCAGGCGCGGGTTGACTCGCTCATCTCTGAGAACCGGCGACTGGAGCTTGAGGTCCGTGTGCGTGACTTGAAAGTCACCTTGGCTCGGGTTGAGCGTCGGCTTGTTGAGGCGTCAATCGCCTACCAGAACATGAGCCGCAACCCCGAGAAGTGCGCCCTTCACCTCGAAGAGCTGCGCATCGCGCTGTACAACCCGTAAACACCACACCCAGGAGATTCCGTGGCTGACACCGAGCAGAAGCAGGCCCCCGCGTCGTTCGTCCCCCCGTCGCAGGTGAGCCCCAACGACTTGATGAAGGCGTTTCAAGACGAGGGCATCGTCGAGAAGCCCGCCGAGCCCGCGCCCGCCGCTGGCAAAACCGGCACGGAGCCCGCGACAATTCCGGCACCAGTCGCGACGCAAAAGACGGAGGAACTGCCCGCGCTGCTGAAGATCGCGAAGGAGCGCGACGCCTTCCGCAAGGAAGTGGAGCCGCTCAAGCCGTACATGGAAGCCCTCAAGGTCCTCTCCCCCACTGAGGCTCAGCGGCTCGCGCAGGCGCGTCAGAGCGGAGATCCCGTGGCCGCGCTCGCGGCGCTCGGCTTCACCCACCAGCAGTACACCCAGAAGCTCCTCTCCCTCCCCCCTACCCCTGAAGAGGGACAGAAGG